TATGATTTGACAAAACTTGCAGACGTTCAACAATTAAAAGATGACGCTATTGATAAAGCCCGTTATTTTTTAGGTATGAGAGCGTTGTTCCAGTTTCTTGGCCCGACCAGACCTGTACCAGAAATTAAAGTTCCTTTGTCAGAAGAAAAACGTCAACAAACAATTACTCTTGGTGACGAAAAATTAGATTTGTCTAAAATTGATGTTCATGGTGCAGAGTTGGCAAAATATTTTAGGCAACTACAAGAAGAAAATTACGATACTGCTGTACGCAAATTTATGGAAACTTTTGGTGACGATGCGTTGCTGTACATGGCTAGTAAAACTAAAACAACTGTTGGTGGTTTGGATGCTTCTAAAGAGTTTGCTCAATGGGAACGTGACAACTCTAAGTTCTTTGACACCTACGAAGAAGTTGCAGGATATTTCGCTCCTGTAGGTACAGAGTTTGACTATCAGGTTTATGCACGTCAAATTGAAACTGGTTTTCGTGAGTTGTTAGAACCTGACGAACTTGTTGCCGAATCGCAACGTCTTGTCGGTGTTGCTTTATATCGAGAAGTTGTACGATACGCTGGCCCTAAGCCATCTAAAGATGAAAGAAAAATCATTTCTGATTATCGTAAAGATTTGTATGAGCAGTACCCTGGTTTTGAACGTGCCGACATTAACACCAATCAGACACCCGCAAATATAAGTATCTTGTATGAGGCTGCTTTTGATAGTCGTATGGATAACAACAATATTGCTATTGCTACTCGTGAGTATTTAAATGCTCGTGATTATGCTTTNGAGATTGCTGCTGAACGTGGTGACGGTTTGGGTGCTGAGTCCAATAGTGATCTGCAAGGTATTTTGCGTGAAGAAGGCGAACGTCTAGTGGGTCAGTACCCTGAGTTCGCTCGACTATGGGATCGTCTATTGTTCTCTGAAGTAGATTTGGGAAGGTAATTTATTATGGCTACACGTAAAATTAAAGACACCACACCACCGACGGATACAACTCCTCCTGGTTCTGCCGGTACTGGTTCTGCAATAGAAAATTTGGATGCTGTACAAGGTAATCAGGCTGCTGCTGAAACTGTTACATACAAACCTGGCGAACGACTCATTGTTGTTAACGGCAAATGGCAAGTTTATAAAGGCCCAGGTCTTGTAAACGCAAAAGGTAAAATTGTAACAGAATCTTATTACAATCTTTCAGATGAACCAGGTCGTCTTTGGGCATCATATAACCCCAGAGAACGTGCCGCCAAAATGGAACAACTTGTATCAGCAGGTTTTCTATCTACTGCCGGTCTTGACGATTACAGTTCACAAATAAACGGTATTGCTCAATGGTTGCAAGCATCTAACTATTTAGGTTTAGAAAAAGAAAACACTCTTGCAAGTCTTATTGCCGGCGGCCCTCAAATTAGTCGTGGTGGTGGTGGGGGTTCACCTAAATATGTTGTTTCTAACCCTGAAGAATTAAAAGTTATCGCTAAAAAGGTGTCGCAGGAAACTCTTGGTCGAGAGTTAAACGATGAAGATATTGACCGGTTTGTGAAGGCGTATCAAGCTCAGGAGTTGCAAGCACAAAAGGCTTCTGGTGTTGTTACTCGTGTTGCTGGTTCTGATGTTGCTGCTCAACAGTTTGCTGAACAAACTGCGCCCACTGAAGCTAAGGCATATGAGTATCTTGGTTATATCAATAAGTTCGTTGATGCGATTGGAAGTTTGTGATGGCAACTCAAAAAATTCAAGATACTCCTTCCAATGATGGTCGCCCTGTTCGTGGCGGGTTTGTAGCCGAAAAGAAAACTCAGGCAGCGGCACAAAAAAATATGCCTCGCCCTGCTACAAAACCAAAAGATGAACCAGAGAATCCTCCTACTCCTCCTTCTGGCCCCCCAGATTTGTCTGGTGTCAATTGGGAAGATGTAGGCAAATTGATGACAGCAAACGGGATACCGATTCCTGGTGCTGAAGTTGATTGGGAGACAGCCGCTAAAGAACAGTATGGTGGCTATTACTCGCTTATTGAAGGCTCAACAGAATTAAGAGAACTGTTAAAAAATGCTGTTGAAGGTAAATGGTCTGACTCTAAATTTACGTATGAGTTGCAACAGACGACATGGTATAAAACTACTTCTGCGTCAACACGTACATGGGATGCAAATAAACTACTTGACCCTGCTACAACACAGCAACAGATAGACAACCGTTCAGCAACTATTCGTGAAACAGCATTAAATCTTGGTGTCAGTCTTGATGATGCGACAATCAAAAAATTATCTGAGGATAGTCTTCGTCTATCGTGGGATGCACAAATCCTCAACAATGCTATTGGTGCAGAAGCATCAAAAACTTCTGGTGGAATGTCAGGTTTAAGAACAGGTTTCTTGGGTCAACAATTAAAACAAACCGCAGCCGATTACGGTATCCAGTTGTCAGATCAAACATTCAATATGTGGGTTGACAAAGTTGCTCGTGGGCAAGAGAACGCTAAGTCGTTTCAACAGTATGCTTTGAATACTTCTAAAGCATTGTTCCCTAGTATTGCCACCCAATTAGATCAGGGTTTAACATTTGGGCAGATCACCGATCCATATAAGCAGACAGCTGCTCGAACATTAGAGATCGACCCTGAAACTATTGACTTCACTGATCCGAAATGGTCTAAAGCAATCACGTTCACAACCGATAAGGGTGAACAGCGAACCATGAACTCTAATGAGTGGGGAACTTATCTCCGTTCAGAACGGTCATTGGGTTACGAGTACACTAATGAGGCTCGTTCACGGGCATACCAAGTCACATCCGGTTTAGCAAACCTTTTCGGAAAGATATGATATGAGCGATACAGGCGCACCACAATCCGCATATGCCATCATTGGGCAAGACCTAGAACGCTACGGTTTGGGTAGCCTTACACAGTTCGTGAACGATCTCGTGTTCAAAGAGAACGTGTTAGATGAGAACATTATTCGTGGCCGTATGCGTGAAACTGAGCAGTATAAAACAAGGTTCGCTGGGAATGAGGCTCGACGCAGAGCAGGGTTCAACGTTCTTTCTGAGAACGAATACTTGTATTTAGAGAACGCCTACCGTCAACAGTTGCGTTCTGCTGGTATGCCCCCAGGTTTCTATGACAGCAACGACGATTTTACTGCCATGATCGGTGGGGATGTTTCTATTGCTGAACTTGCCACCCGTGTCAATCAGGGTTATGAGGCAGTGAAAAACGCCGATCCGCAGGTCATCCAAGAGATGCAACGTTTGTACGGTGTCAACGACAGTCAGCTGGCCGCCTACTTCCTAGACCCTACAAAGGCCGCACCCATGCTTGTTGAGCAAGCTAAGTCTTCCCAGATCGCTTCTGAGGCTACTAGGCAGGCAGGATTGGCTATCACAGCCCAACAGGGCGAGCAGTTGGCACAGGCAGGTATCAATGCGGAGCAGGCTCGACAAGGGTTCGCTACGCTCGGTCAGGCACAAGAACTGTTCAACCCTCTTGCCGGCGAACAGGGTGTCGGTATGACTCAGCAGGAACAGATCGGTGCAGTGTTCTCTACTGACAGTGCGGCTGCTCAACGCCTCCGTAAGAAGCAAGCGGAACGTACCGCAGCTTTCCAGGGTGGCGGTAGTTTCGCTGGGCAAGGTCAAGGACAAACTGCTTTAGCGTAGGTACTTGCATTGTACAAATAGTGTGCTACACTTAATCCGATGCCAATAGGCAGGAACACCTTCGGGTTGTAAGCAGCGAACCGCCATGCCTCCGTGGTGGTTCTGGGCAAAGGAGTGTACATATGGACAGCGACATCGAATTCGATGAACAAGAAACAGGCCGAAATCCTCTGCGTGATCGCATGAAGCAGCTTGAATCGGAAAACGCAGCACTGAAGGCTAGGGCCGACGAAGCCTCTAACGCCGCACGTGAACTAGCTTTCGTAAGAGCAGGAGTTGATTCTGCTGATCCGATGGCAAAGTATTTCGTGAAGGCTTATGACGGTGAACTTTCCCCTGAGGCTATTAGAGCCGCTGCTATCGAAGCGAGACTTATCCAAGATACTAAGGCTGCACAAGTAGCGCAGGAAGCTAAAGGTTGGGACAGAACCAATCAGGCCGCTTCCGGTAACACTGTTGGTGAAGCCCCTGTGGACATGGTGACTCGGATCAGTAAGGCTTCTAGCCAAGCTGAGATTGAGATGTTGCTGGATGAAGTAAGGTCTCTCCAACAAAACTAGCCCCGAAAGGCAAATCTCATGGCTTATACAGAAACATCCTCCCTATCAGTTGACCAGGTGGCGTTTGATCGCCTGGCCTATTTCGCTCTCCGTTCAGAACTGTTGTTCGATGCGGCTGCGGATGTCCAACCGACGCAACAGGCTATGCCTGGTACTGGCGTAACGTTCACGATCTTCACCGATCTTGCTACTGCTACCAGCACCTTGTCGGAAACCACTGACGTTACTGCGGCCGCTTTGAGCGATTCGCAGGTCACGGTTACNCTCAACGAATACGGTAATGCCGTTATCACCACCGCTAAGTTGCGTGGAACTGCTTTCCTTGACGTTGACTCAGCTGCTGCTAACATCGTTGGTTACAACGCTGGTGCTTCAATTGACGAAGTGGCTCGTGAAGTTCTCGCCGGTGGATCAAACGTGATCTACGGTGGTGGCGGTACGACTACCCCGACAAGCCGTACCACGGTTAAGGCTGTTGACATCATCGAAGCTAACGACATCCGTAAGGTGACCGCACAGCTTCGTGGTGCAAACGTTCCTACTTTCAACGGTTTGTACATGGCTTACATCCACCCCGATGTTGCTTATGACTTGCGCCGTGAAACTGGTGCTGCTGCTTGGCGTGACCCGCACGTGTACCAAGATACGAACATGATTTACAACGCCGAAATCGGTGCTTTTGAAGGTGTCCGTTTCATNGAAACTCCTCGTGCAAAGGTGTTCCAGAACGCTTCTGACGGTTCGGGTTCAACCGGAACTATCGAAGTTTACTGCACTCACGTGATGGGTCGTCAGGCTTTGGCTAAGGCGTACTCGTCAATTGACGGTAACGGTTCAGTTCCGAAGGTTGTTCGTGGCCCGATTGTTGACACTTTGAACCGCCTCCAGCCAATCGGCTGGTACTGGTTGGGTGGCTACGGTCGCTTCCGTGAGGCTTCGTTGCGCCGAATCGAGTCTGCAAGCTCTCTCTGAGTTTGTCCGGTGTGAAGGCTGGGTGGTGCGATACAATGGTGTCGTGCCACCCAGTTTTTCTTTTTGTAGGAGTGTTTGATGAGTATTTCTAATTATGGTGAGTTAGCGTTTCTTAATACGTTGCGTAACACTTCTTTTGCTGTGACTACGCCTTATGTAAAGTTGCATTTGGGTGATGCTGGCGAGGCTGGTACGTCTAATGCTGCGGTTGAGGCGACTCGTAAGTCGATTTCTTTTAGTGCTGCTTCTGCGGGTGCGATGGTTTCTAGTGCAACGGTTGAGTGGACTAATGTGTCTACGACTGAGACTTATTCGCATTGGTCGTTGTGGGATGCTTCGACTGCGGGTAATTGTTTGTGGACTGGTGCTTTGGCTTCGTCTGCTGCTGTTACTGCTGGTGACACGTTTCAGATCACTAGCCTTACTTTGTCGTTGGACTGAGTAGATGGCTACTTCGTTCCCTACTGGGCTTGATGCTTTAACTAATCCTACGTCTGCGGATGGTTTGAATTCGCCGGATCATGCGGGTCAGCATGCGAATGTGAATGATGCTGTTGAGGCGTTGGAGGCGAAGGTTGGTGTTGATAGTTCGGCGGTAGTTACTTCTTTGGATTATAAACTTGCTACTCTTTCTACCAGTTCAGGTTTTGTCCCTATCGGTGCAGTCACAATGTATTCGGGGTCTACTGCACCAACAAATTGGGCAATATGTAACGGTGCGGAATTAGCTATTGCTACGTATGGGCCTTTGTATGCAATCATTGGGACTCGTTACGGAGCATTGACTAACGGTTCTGGTGGTGTAGGTACTACTCACTTCAAGTTGCCTGCGTTTACTTCCCGTATCCCTAAAGGCACTGTTGGCATACCTACTGTCCCTACCACAATTACTTCTGGTGTTTCTTCTGCTGTAGATGTTCATACACATACAGTGAATAGTACGTTTACTGCTGGTAATGCGGCAGCTCATACACATGCAATTGGTGGATCGTCTAATACCCAAAGTGCTAACCACTCACATGTATATTTCAAACCGAACGCTGGCGCAAACGCCAATAGCGATAACCAAAGCGTTGATCACACCCACGGTTTGCCTGCCAACTCAGGCAATGCGAATACAACCATAAGTGTAAACAGTTCGCTTACTGCTGGTGACGCCAGCACAATCAACGCCTCAACAACGGCGCATACGCATGGTGTCGACTCAGTAGATATCGTATTTATTATTAGGGTGGCATAATGGAATCAAACGAAATCAGTAACGAACAAGGAACAGTTGGTTTTTTTATTAAAACAATTGGGACAAACGATACTAAAGGTTTTTTTGCTTTTACTCAGTTTGCTAAACCAGAAACATTCCTGTTTGAAGAAGATGAAGATAAGCGATGCGACTTTGATGCACCCAGAATAGTGCGAGGTTTTCATCATTGGAACACTGAAACAAACCTATGTTCCTGTGGTTCAACAGATGAACCTAGTCGTATTACTGGCGGTCACGCCATGCCTGGTAGAGTATCAGCTATATTTCCAGTAATTGACGCCTATCCAATAGGCATGATTATCTACATAGAAATAGAATGGGCTGACGAATCTAAAGAAATGGAATACCAAAACTTTCATAAGAACGTAGCAACAAATATAACCCGTACTCTTCAAGAACAGTTTAGGCTTCTTATTGAATGGGAATATGCTCATGAGCATTTAAACAATAATGAAGAAATGGCTATTTGCGCCTCAGGAATATTACAAACATTAAATCTTCCAACCACTATAAGGCAATGGCTTTTAAACGAAGTTCCCAATCAAAAAGTTAATAGGTTTTTGGAAGGTAGAAAAGATGCTCAAGAACGAGCAGAGATTAACACAATACCTGATTTAACGGAAGAGTTTAAAGAATGGTTAATTAATAAATATAAACAAACCAAATCTTTTGGTAAACATGAGTAAAAAAACAGAAACAATACAAAATCTTAAACAATCTTCAGAAACCAAAACAGACTTAGTTGACCAGTCGTTGTTGTCATTTCCGAATATAGGTGAATTACATAAATTAAATATTTATTTTTATCAACCTGAGTATTGCTTTAATATAGGATAAACCAATGAAACAACGCAGATCGTTTGGAGAACACAATGACTGAAGTTAAATACCCCGCTGGGGATTCAGGAATGATCGCAGTATTTGATGGGTTGATTTCTGCAAACACTTGCCAACAATTTTTGGATGAAGTAAAACCTTTATGGTCTCAATTGTCACATCAAGGGAAAACTATGGGTGGCGTAGATATCAGGAGTAAAAATAGTTTTGATATGAGTTTTTCAAAATTAGGGTTTTCAGAAAAAAGTATTGACTATCCGGCAGTTTTCCAAAATATAGAATTAACATTTTTAGATGGTTTTATTCAAGCAATAGCTTCGTACCAAAACAAATTTCGTTCGTTACACAACTGGCTAGAAATAGAAGATACTGGATTCCAAGTACAATGTTATAATAAATGTGGTGGTTGGTATCGTGAACACATTGATAGTTTTCCTGGTACTGATTCACAGAATCGAGTTGTATCAGGTCTTATTTATTTAAATGATGTTGAAAATGGTGGCGAAACCAAATTTCCATTACATGATGTTGAGGTTGAAGCTCGTGCTGGCCGTATAGTTTTATTCCCGTCTAATTACACTCATCCGCATGAAGGTAAAACTCCTTTGTCGGATGACAAATGGATTGTAAACACATTTTTTGTACATAATGAACAACCTGATTTTAATGAGAATCCTCATACTCATAACCATGAGGACAATGACCATAGGAACTTAAATGGCTCGGTTATATAACGATCCATCATTTCTTTATAACGCCAGTAACCTTTCTTACAACGGCGTAGTCACATTTTCTAGCACTGCTACAGGCTCAGGTACAGGAACACAAACTGCTACATCGGCAGTTATACGAGCAAGAACCGCTACAGGGTCGGGTGTAGGTACAGAATCTGCCGATTGGAATATTAATCCAAGCCGTACTGCTACAGGTTCAGGCACAGGTACAGAGTCAACATCTTTTATCCGTGTGCCAGTGCGTACCGCTACAGGGTCGGGTGTAGGTACAGATAGTTCCACGAGTGTTCACATCTCGCCTCGTACCGCTACAGGCTCAGGCGTAGGAACATCGCTTAACAGTATCCTCCACAAGAATTTGCGTACCGCTTACGGTGCAGGTGGATCAACAACCAGCGATACCGCCACCGGTCTACGCATCGTACTTAGAAACGCAACAGGCTCAGGATTAGGAACACAAACCGCTACAGGCTTACTATCTGTACTTAGAAGCGCAACAGGCGCAGGCACATCAACACAAACTGCTACTTGGACTAAATCGTTGATCTTCCGCCCACCTGTTGAAGACAGATTCCCGTGGGACAACTACCGTAACGCCGAACCAGCGCACCGCCTATTCTCTAAAGCCAACCAGGGGTATCGTGCAAGAAACATCTTCCGACTCAACACCGGTGCATACACCAACACTGATCCGTTAGACCCCACACTTGTAGACAAAGTGTATTACGGCGGTCACGACTACTTTGTAGAGCAAACCGAAAAAGATCAGCTAGTCGCAGCAGGGTATACTGTCACCTGATGCCTACATTCACCCCGCCCACAGACGCATATCTGAACCTNACCGACTTTGATGTTGACACTCCACCGACAGAGAACCTGCGGTTGTCGTTTCGACTGCTACGCCATTTTGCGTCGTTGCCTCGTGGCAGAAATGTCTATAAACTTGATGACAACACATATACCGAAAACGATCCTGCTGATTTTGACACAATTCAAATCAGTTATCTCGGTGGACACGTTTATACTATTACCGACGATGAAGCTGCCAGCCTGACCGCCGCAGGATACGGCGCATACATCACCTGACTATAATAAGACCATGATAAAACATCAAGAAACCCACCCCAAACTTGACGTTGAAGGCTGTTTCGCCTGTCGAATCTCCTCAGTGTCAATGGACTCCTCATGCACCCCCAACCGTCGCAGTGACGCAGCTCGCATCAACGCCACAGAATCCCGATGGGACAAAGACATGGATGCCTACAAACGGTTACGGGCAGACGGGCTACAACCCAACAAAATTGATGGTGCAGCCAACGTAGAGAAAAAGGCTGAGACAGCGTTCCAGGTGGAATCAGGCCACGTGTGAAACACCCTTACGACATTCAGGGTGTCAACATCCCTCATGTCGGCTACGGCAGGATGATGCAAGAAATACAGGATGTTGCTGTAGATCGCATCGACCAAACTGAAGACGCAAGGACAGTCGTGTTCGGTATGACCCCTGACATGATTAAAGGCTCATGGGAAGGTCAGTCAACGGCAGTCGTGACTATGTGGGAGACAGATGTTTTGCCTCCCCGTTTCGCTCGCCTTCTCCCTGCATATGATCGAGTTTTAGTCCCCTGCGACTGGAACAAAGAACTGTTTGACGCTATCCACCCTGATGTTCATGTCGTACCGTTAGGTGTCAACCATGATGTGTGGAAACCCCAGGTAGTAGAAGATAATTCTAAGTTCAGGTTTATGACCGGTGGCTCAGGATGGTTACGCAAAGGTATCCCTCAGGTAGTCCAGGCGTTCCATGATGCTGCTTTGCCTGACAGCGAACTGATTGTCAAACTTCCCACCTATCTGTTTGATGACCCTAAAGAGTTCAACCTCGGCCCAAATGTGACCATTGTTAGAGACAACCTGTCGGTTACTGAAGAACGAGACCTACACGCCTCCGCTGACTGTTTCGTGTCTGCTTCCAGGGGCGAAGGTTTCGGGTTAATCCCGTTACAACAGTTAGCGTTAGGGAACAGAGTGATCGCCCCCGCCACTACAGGACACCTCATGTTCTCCCACCTGTTCGACTATGCCCTAGATGCTTCCCCTGAGACAGCGCACATGCAGACGTACAAAGATATTGGGAACTGGCTTGTCCCTAACCACGATCAACTGGTTGACAGTATGCGAGATGCTTACGGCAAGGGTCGCCCTACTTTTATTCAACGGCAGGCTCGACATAAACGGACTTTAGGGTTTTCGTGGGAGAACACTGTGGACAAACTGTTGACCGCCCACCCCCCTACAGGCATGTTGACTACGAAACGGTGGAAACCTGCTGGGGAAAACCTGATATGTGTCAGAGCATTAAAAAAGGTTGAGGCTGACATCGGGGCATACAAGATCAGGATTCCGAACGGGGAACTAAAATGGGTTCCGGTGTCTACTTTTGATGCTCTTGTGGACTCAGGGAATGTTACCGAATTTGTGTGACCAAATAGGGTATACTAGGGAATATGGCTGCCAAAAAGAAAGCAACACCCTGTTGGGATAACTATATGATGGTCGGTATGAAAAAAGGCAAGTCAGGCAAACCTGTCCCCAATTGTGTTCCGAAGTCTAAAAAGAAGTGACTACAACAGGTACGATCCTTGATCGAGCCAACCAGCTTCTGCTGGCAGGTGTCGTAGAAGAACGCAACAAGCTTGCGGCTTCTTGTGATGCCTCCATAACCACGCTTACTATGTCGTATGCGTTGGGTTCGCTTCGGGAGAACACTGTCTTTGAGATTGGTTCAGAGATGATGTTTGTTTGGGAAGCAAACAGCACTTCCAAAACTGTGACTGTTGAACGAGGTTACGGTGGGTCTACCGCCGCAGCGCACACCACAGGCGATATCGCTACGGTGAGTCCTCGGTTCCCTCGTGGACAAATGTTGACAGCACTCAACGCCGAACTATCTGATCTATCGTCACCGCTAAACGGGTTGTTCCAAATCAAAACAGTAGACCTGTCATATAACGGTTCGGATCGCATGGTGAACCTCACGGGTGTCACCAGCATGATTGACCTATACGATGTCCGATACCGCTACCTGAACGACGATTACCCTGTAGTGCGTAACGTTCGACTACTACGAGACATGCCCACAGCCGACTTCGCTTCAGGGTTCGTTCTTGCTTTTGACTCGCATGTCCGTTCCGACAGCCGACTTCGCTTCAGGGTTTGTTCTTGCTTTTGACTCGCATGTCCGTTCCGGTACTGTCCGTGTGATCTACAAAGCTCCTTACGGTACGCTCGCTACCGAAGCATCAGTGCTGTCTACTTCAGGTGTTGGCACAGAGTTAGAAGACCTACTTGTGTTGGGTGTCCAAATTCGTATGGTTGCTGGCCGTGAAGTGAAACGTAACTTCACTGAATCTCAGGGTGACACTCGTCGTGCTGACGAAGTACCTGCTGGGTCTGTTACGAACAGCATCAACAACTTGTTGCGTTTGCGTCGAGATCGCATTATTGCTGAAGCAGCTCGTCTTACCCGCCAGTATCCTC